TGTATATACTGCCTATTACTTTCATCCCATCACTCCAATATCATTCTTGGCTCTTTATATTCCCTTGCGGTTATAGACGGTGCTGTGTCTCTGTATGTTCTTATTGCACCATCCTCTAATCCACTCATGCTTGTATCAATACAGATTTTCTGCAACCATATTTCCGATTTGCTGTTGGTTTGAGATTCCGCAGTCATATCTTGCAGTGATGCAGTTTGCAATGTCTCTCTGCTGTGGATTGCAGATTGTTCCGTCAATGCAAGTCTGCTCTGCTCTGCTCTGCTCTGCTCTGCTCTGCTCTGCTCTCAGGATTGTGCTGTGGCAGCGTTCCATTGTCAATAAGCTGTTTTATCAGCTTTTCAGCCTTTTCATTGTTGATGTAATACTTCTCGTCCACATCATATTCAAGGTAATCTTTCAACTTCTTTTTCAACGGTATCGGCTGTGGGAAATGGTAGTTATATTCTCCCAAAAATGAAAACATGAAGCATCTTTCACGGTTCTGTGCCACTCCGTAGTTCTTTGCGTTTAAGTCCTGCCAGTAACTTACATATCCAAGACTTGTCAGAAAATCAATCCAGTTTTGAAAATCTACCATGTTTGCATCGGCATGAACTTGTGGCACGTTTTCCATGAACAAAATCTGCGGTAACTCACCGCCACCATCTATTATCTCTTTCAGAATACGCTCCACTTCCCACAAAAGACCGGACCTTGTGCCACTACCTTTTTTCATGCCTGCTTGTTTCCCGGCAACCGATAAATCGGTGCATGGAAACGAGTAAGTAAGTAAGTAAGTGAAGGCTTCAGTATCGCAGATATTCAAATCATCCGCATGAACCTTTGTTATGTCCATTGTAGGAAAATCTGTGCCATGCACCGCATTGTAGCTTGCTACAGCATACTTATCAAACTCAACAACTCTGTAATGCTCAAATTTTGCGCCGATTCTTTCCAGTGCCATTGCCTGCGAACCATATCCGGCAAACAGTTCTATCAGCCTTATAGGCTTTGTAATTCGTATCGGTTCACGTATAATGTCAAAAATGCTCATCTGAATCATGGCATCACCCCCGGAATAAAATCAGATAATCGCATTTGTGCCATTTCTGCATCTAATCTCTTTTTTGACAAATCATAATAATGCTTGTCCAGTTCAAAGCCAACATATGGATGGTTGGTTCTGTAGCAGGCTATCAAGCTGCTGGCACTGCCTACATGAGTGTCCAAGATAATGTCTCCGGGCTTTGCATAGCGGTTCAGAAGCCATTCATATAGTGCCACTGGCTTTTGTGTAGGGTGGATACGGTTTTCTTTGTGTTTCATATTTTGCTGAAGCATTCCGTTCCACCTATATTTAATCTTCCTTACTGCAGTACTGAACGAAGTCCATGCAAGTTCACAATCAGCAAAATCATTATTTCCATTATCTTTATCCCAAACAATCCAACAACTACTATCAAACGGTATTTTGCTTATAAAATGATTTGCCCCCCAAATAATCTGATTTTTTGACACTCTAAACAGTTCATCGAAATATTTTTCGTTTGGTGGCTTTATATCCATTCCGCTAAAACTCTTGTAATCCTTTGCTTTTGCCAGGCTACCTCTTGTATGGTTTTTATCCCCATTTTCTCCAATACCATACGGTGGATCCACAATCGCAAGGTCAAAGTAACCATCCGGGAACTCTTTCATCCCATCCATGCAATCCATGTTGTAATATCCAAAATCCATTACGGCATCACCCCCGGAATATCCTCAAAACTAATCTGATTATCTCTTTTAAAGACAATCATCTCATTTTTGGCTCTCTGATAAAAGTTGCGGTCAATCTCAAATCCGAATGCACTTCTCCCGATCTCTGCGGCTGCTCTTAAGGTACTACCGCTGCCACAGCAAGGGTCAATCACTACATCACCGGGATCAGTAAAAATCTCAATCAGCTTTTTAAGGACTGCTACCGGCTTCTGTGCCGGATGGATTTTCGGAATATCTTTTCCGTCTTTCTCCCAGGAAAACCAGTTAAAAATCATTTTTCCAGTGCCACGGATCGTCTTTCCGTCCTCGTCAACCATTGCACCGTTTCGGAACTTCGGCAGCTTGTCACGGTAGAACACAAGAGCATATTCAGTAGCACCAACCACACGCATATTTGCCTTAAGCACCTGCGGACTGTAATTTTTAACAAATACCAACGGTATGTAATGGACGAATCCATGCTTATAGGCGGCATCAATCAGCGTAGGCATTTGTTCAAAAGAGCAGAACACGATCATGCAAGGGCTGTTGCTACTTCTTCCCCTGGTAACGCTATTCTTGTCTTCCTTTTTCAGCATCTTTGAGCAGAAATGGAAATACTCATACAGATTGAAGTTGAAATCAGAATTGAATGCCGCCTTACCTGCTAGCTTGCTTTCACCGTTCTTATTACCCCCGCCGTTGTACCACATAGGATTACTTCCGTAGAAATTCTTGCCGACATTATACGGGACATCGGCAATGATAAGCTGTGCCGGAGGTATGGCATATTTCTTATAGTTCTGCATTGAATCTCTGTAAATCTCACATTTTAATTTTTTCATTTTTTTCAAGGAGACCGCATATGCTTCACTCTGGCCAGAGTCTCGGCTCCTTTCTTGATTTTATCTAACTATTGTTTCACTCTGTTCCTTGTACATCTTGCCCGCCATCTGCACCAGATAGTGCTGTAGAGCCTGCTCCACGCTGATCCGGTGCTTTACGCAATATCTGTCAACATAGCGTTTAAAGTCCTCGTTCTGCTCGTACAGGGCGGTGTAATCAATGGGTTCCATCTGCATCACACTCCTTCCGGCTTCTCGCACCGCTCAAATTCGATAACCCATACCCACGGATTAGGATCCCAACCGTAGCGGTCAAGGTCTGATTTCTTGATGGTGGAGTTCCAAAGTTTATGAAATCCATCGATCATATTAGGGTCTCCACCACTATCTGGGTCCGAAAACGTTGGATGCCATCCGTTGTTTTCGTAACATGCTTCATCCCAAGGGTCTGTGCCCTCCACGCATGCTTGTTCCTCTGTAATCTCCTGCAACCGCTCTACCCGTACATCCGTAACCTTAAGCCAGATACGTGCCGCTTCTTTCGGCATGTGGATGGATGGGTGCCAGTGTATTCTCGCTGAAGTTGCGGTACACCATTCACACCCTGCATGATTTCTGCAACTTGCTGGATAACCACCTGATAAGGTTTCACATGGGTCTAAATAATCGCTGTCATAGTCCGCACGATAGTAATATTTTCCGCATTCCTCCGTCCATGTTTCCCGGACATACAGGATATCGCCCGGACAGATAGGACAGGTTCTCTCCGCCGTACTTAACTGTTCCATATGCTCCTTATCAGCATAGTTATGTACTGCATAAGTCCGCCTGTCAGCATTATAAAAATCCATATCCGGTACAGTATACTCATTTGCATCTTTGCATATACGCCGGGTGCAGGTCTTCCGTCCGTCCAGAATCGCCCGAACCATTTCTGTATTGAATAAAATCGGTTTAATTGCCATCTACTCCACCTCCGTTCACGATTGTAATTGCTTCATCCATTGCCCTGTTCCATTCCAAGTCTTCATCAGTTCGCACGACTCTGAACTTGTCGTTTAACTGATCTACAACCTTGTCCGGGTCGTAGGCGGTCGGTTCATCATTAACAGCATCAACCATCATATCTAAATCTGATGTATTTCTGTGTAATTTTTTCCGCAACTCTATCGCCGAGTTGAGAAGAAACAACAAATGATCCGCATCAATCAATCTTCCCATCGTTTGTCCTCCTGTTCTTTTATCAGACAATAATTGTAAGCCATACAGCCATCACAAGTCTGTCTTTGACATCCTTCCTTTAAATAATCCGCTCCATCTTCCATATATTCCGCTTCGCTCATTCTTCATCACTCCAATCAATGTGCTGTCCGCAATCTCTACAAAAAGAACCTCTTCTTACAACTCGTTTGCAATTAGGACACCAATATGCATCTTGAAGAAAATCTGCATTATCTACGAAATTTGTATATTTTTTATAGTCAATAAGTGTTGGTTTCTTCGCTATCTGCTTCTCCACAGCTTCACGACATTCCTCCACCGTGCCAATCTGGCGGTACTGCTGTACCTCTTCCAGTGCCTTGATTGCCATCTCGTAACCTTGGATTTCGTTTTTTCTCTCGTAATTCTGTGTACACATTTTGGCTAAATCAATAGATGTCTCAAGTTCTTTGATTGCTTCATTCTCCGTCATGGCTACTCCTCCAACAGTTCCGGATTGTCAAATGCGTTACCGATAATCTCTGCATCAACCATATGAATCCAGTAACCCAAGTCTTTTCTGTAATTTTTATTGTACTTGCCCGACCAATCTACATAAAAACCGACATGCTCTACTTTTGTGCTATCAAAACAGCTTTGATAACTGCCATATCTGATTGGCGCGGCTGTGTCACTAAAGAGGTCTTTTACAATGTCATTTTCAAAAATCAGTCTTCCGTTCTTGTCCTTAAGTCCGGTGCACTGGCAGACAGTCTCTCCGTCAACCTCAATAAACTCGTTAAAGCCAAGTCCTGTGCTGTTCCACTGGATGATATAACAACGATCCGTGTAAGGCTCAATATAAAATGCACCCTCTACCCACTGACCTTTGATTCTCTTTGCCTTGAATAAATATCTATCCTGCATCATCATTCCTCGCTTTCCCGGTACGGCTCAGGCAGTGGCATCCAGGCTACAATATCAATACCCTCGTCAACCAAATCAATGCTATATTCTCCGTATTCTTCGAGATAATCAGTGCAAACACTTGACCACCAGTACCATTTCCCATTGCAATAAACAGCAGAATTTGCAAATGGAACATCCTTTATGTCTTTGTAATACGGGTCCGGGTTTCTATTTATCCATGTTACATTAACTGGAACACAGTCTTCCGGCAGTCTCTCGCTTACCGGAATCCACACTGGCTGATTCTGCAATGCGGTGATTGCCATTTGTAATGCATCCTCACAACAATGATCCACTCCTGTTTGTCCATACAATGGACATTCTTCGCAAACCTCTGAGTACCGTTCACTCTGAGCCTTTAAGCAGTAAATAACTTCTTCTCTCTTCATTCCGCACCTTCCATTTCTGCCAGCTTGCTTTCGGCTTCCTCATGAGTAAAGAATACCGATTTATTAATTTCGCAAATGCTGCAATGTTTAGCTACGCTTTCACGTATGTAGTACGCTTTATCACTACAATTCTCGCAAAATCCTCTAAAACACATTCCAGACCGATTACTTTTGTTTTTTCCACAACAATACTCAATAGAATACACTGGTGTATCTTCACTGATTGGCAACCGCAGTAGCAATCCCTGCTCCTCGGCATCCTCATAGGCTGCCAGCTTCTCTATTGCGCAATATCCTCCATCGCAATTTGTATATTTATCATTCGGCTTTTCTTCAAAGCACTGATAAAATGTTCTTAATCCATTTTCACCGTGATTCTCCTTTACCAAAATTCCATCAGCAGTTCTTTCTGTCAGTCTCTCCATCATTGATCCTTTCCCATTCCTTCATGACTTCTCTTTCTCTTTTCCATTTGTCGATCCTGTACTTGATGTTATCTTTCACAATGTTTACCAATATAATCATTCCAAAGATTATCCATACAAAAACCAACAATGCGATCAATACCACTCCAACCATATCTGATAAAGTCACGATAAACTTCATCTTGCATCCACTCCTTTCTCACACTCTTAAAAACTGCTTCGGTATCGGCACTCCGTTTCGGTCATAAAAAGTAAAATCTCTGTACTGGTAATGCCGGTTACTCCCCACCAACCGGAAAAATGTCGGTCGGCTTTCTGAGACTTCCAACAGTCCATCCCCAATATTCGGGTAGCTGTCATTGTCATTCTTCACGGCATATATCTTCATGGTTCTCACTTCTTCCTGCATGTATCTTTGGTTTCTCCGACATTGCCGGATAGCTGCACTCATACGGCTTCGTGCGTCCGATTCTAATAGCATCAGCAACCGGATGTGTAGCCATGTAGAGTAAGTCACCGTTCTGAAAGTTTCCTGTTCCCTCTCTCATACAGCTACACTCCTTTTTCCGTATGTACTTGCGATTCTGTATACATTGCAAATTTCTCTGTAATATATTTCCTGTGCATGGATATGAGCATCCACACGGTCAAGTTCCGTCTCACACCACTTTGCAAATTCTTCTGTGGACAATGGTGTCTCTGAAACATCGAATTTCTCTCTGTTGTCAATCACAAAACGCACCATGTCAACTGGGATGTGGTTCAAATCCGCAAGAATCTGAATCTGTTTGTCCTTGTCCTCTGCTTTTTCATAGTTCGCCAACAGTTCATATCCTGTCATCTGCATTTATATCACCTCTTATCAAGTTTGATTTCTTTGTCGTAACAACTCTTTTTCGGATTTCCCTCTACTGGGGAAACCATCTTTTTAGGGTCTGTAGTGTATGATCCGTTTAGTTTCACACCTATTTTGCTTTTTTCGTCCATATAGCATGACGGCTTGTAACGATCCGGTGGAATGTAGTTGTGAATGCGCCAGTGTTTTACAAGCATAACACCACTATCGAAAGATAAAAGGAATCTATTGTCTATCAAGGATTTCAAATCATCTTCTGAAGCACCGCACATCCTTATGATTTTCCGTGGGTTGTTTACAAATCCGTCATCATCAGCGTTCATACAGATATGGAAATAAAGCATTTGAGCCGTAGCAGGAATAT